ATCCTCTCTTCTGACTTAATTACATCGTCCGGATCAATTTCCATACTTGTTGCAATATCCCGTAACAAGCCAATTCGATCCACATAACCAGCATCTTGATCGTTAGATACTATTGATAAGAACTGCAGTAACCTCTGGCTTTGCACTTCCTTCTGTATTAATGCTGTACTTCCGCGAGCAACAATTCTTAAGTCACCTTTAGATTTCTCATTTACGCCAAATTCCATATTGAAATGAAATAGCGCTTTAATCATCGGCTCGATAAGGAAGTCATCGATATTCTTAATTGTGCTTTTAAGCGCAATATTTGCCGCACCCATCAGCATCGACATACCCGTTGCAGTCTTGTTTAGACTTTGGGTTTGCTCTCCGTGGGTGTAGCTAGGAAGACTGGTAGTCTCATCCGCAAATCGGCGGAAAATCTCCACTATCTGGTTAAGGCCATTAGCGTTAGCAACCGGCTGATACCAGCGAACTGCTGGCATAGAACCATCACCACCTTCACGCAAGAATACTCGCCAAGGATGTATGTCAGTTGGATCTTCTCCTGCCGCAAGAAGGTCAGTGTTTACTTCACACATTGGGCCAGAGGATAGAGCAAGGTTGTCTAACCAAATTCTGGTAGCCGCGTTCATAGTTCCCTGAGAGTCCCGCATCATGCGAGGTACGCCTGTACCCCAAAACTGGTGAGGGGCGCGTTCATAAGGGAATATATGGTAAGGAATTTTGTAACCAGCTATAGGGTTCAGCATTACCTTTAATACTTTTCCGTCGCAGAACCAAACGCAAGCAGAATAATCGTCCGATAGGTCAGCCTCTTCAGGCATCTCAATACCGTGCTCTTCTAGATCATAACCGTCTATAGTTCCCCAATACTCCATAACAACAAAACGGCTAGATTCGCTTTTCTCATTGATTCCAGCGATGCGTCTTCGAGTCTTTTCGTGCTCTTCTTCAGTATGGTTTCCGTTACGGTTTACCTTAAGTAGGTACTTGACCATGTCACCATCAAATTGAGGTAGGTCAGATAAATCTCTAAACTGTTTTCGAGTAAGAACATGACGGCGGAATAATCCATCACAGTCATTTAACGTCGTGCAGTATGGATCTGGGTAAAGATCAAAAATACTAACAGACTCTACGTCAGGCATTACGCTCTCAAGAACAGATAGCGAATACTTCTGCTCACCCGTTTCTGGGTCAAGCACTTGACTGTAGGACTGCTTTTTATCGATTCTTACTGTGCCAGATTTAGCGGCACCTGAGCCGAATATACAAGCTTCAAGGATTGCCTCCTTGAGCTTCATCTCAGCATTAGTCTCAACAAGCTGATCTTCAATATCTACCGTCATTGATTCGGCGGCTTTTTCAGCTATCTCTTTCTCAATCTCTAAAAATTCTTCCTCAAGCTCTTCCATTCGAGCGGCGACCAAGTCCTGATTCATCATTGGATCTTGACGGCTGACTTGAGCTATTTGCTCCATAGCCATCTGACGCATCTGCATCGCTTTTAGCGGGTCAATTTGAGGGACTGGTGTTGGGTTTACACCAAAAAATATTTCGCCGTTCTGAAATAATAGGTCAATAATTCGACTATATGCCGCCATGACCTTGGTTCTGGTAAGTCCAACAAATACTTTAGATCGAGAACCAGACGCTTGGTTTAGACGGGCGAGAACATCAGGCTCATAAATCCCCTGATACTGGCGCAGATCTTTAAGCCACTCATCTTCAGTTTCTTTACGGGCGTCTTTGTACTCTTGAAAAGTTCCGGCGAGACGAGACCCTAGACTCTGCATGCTTTGAGCCTGCACTCCGTCTAAAACTTCTTCTTCTTCGTTTAAATCTGTTTCGTCATCTATTATCATTAGTAGCCTGTCACAGAGTCGAGCGTTCTAAATCGCTTTTGTATAGTGCGATGCCTAGGTCTAGGCATAGAAGCTAATCCGTGCAGGGCAATGGCGTAAGCCATCACTCGATCATCATAACATCCTGACTGAGAATTGAAAGCACCTTTATCATCAATTATGTAGGTACGCAATTCATTTAACAGTTCTATGTCAGCAATTCCACTTTCACCTTGCCTAATCAACGAGGCAAGACCATCTATGATCAGTGGCTTAGTTTTAGATGTTGTCAAGAAACCACCGCGTTTTGTCAAGCGATCTCCGTAGGCACCATCAACAGAACTCTCCACAAATAAGTTTGCATATCCTAAATCCTGCATCTTGCGTAGCGTTGTCAGTCCGTGGTTATTTCTTTCTACCACAACATAAGCCATGTTGAATCGCTTTGCCAAAACACACAGTAATGCTCCGTAATCAAAAGGATCTATGTGTCCGTGCCAACAAGCAACTTGGTTACCTTTAGAGTCAAGCACTTGAGCACAGGAGTAGTCTCCGTAAGCCAAGCCTTCAGCTACGTCTACCCCAATAGTAAAGCTCTCCTCTCTGGCTGGAGGATGCCACTCTTGGTAATTACCATGTTCTCTACTTATAAGCTCCCCGCCCACCAAGTCGCCTTTAAAGTCAGCGGTGTAGCAGTTAGTCTCAGCAAGGTTTAGGCTCGGCGCTTCTACAAAACATCTGCCCGACGTTAGGAAGCTTTCTAAAATGTTGCTAGGGTATTCCTGCTGGAAAAGATCTGTGCCACCTAGCTCGTCAAGTTTGGCGCGACGGAAGCAGAGCTGGGAATCGTCCAAATTATATTTCTGGGCAAGCTCATATTCTTCTGGTGTTGCAACAAAATAAGGGCTGGGCTTTCTGCGGTACTCCGGCATCCAGAACCACGGGATAAATATAGTCTGCCATTCAGACTCCCCTCTCACGCTCTTCATTACCTGATCGTAGTACCAGCCGCCAGCACCATTGGCCGTGCTCTCAAGAATTACCTCGGATTTTTTTCCGCCGACTGTCTGCAGTAGACCAGCGACTATGTCTGATCCTTGGGGATAGAAGGCGACTTCTGATCCGTGGACGAATCTGTTTGTTTGTCCTCGTCCTGTTTGGGTAGACCTTGCGGTTCCAACCCTGTACCGCGAGTTGATTTCATCAAATACCAGTGTTGACGCCGACTGACTAGCGAGCGGAGGTTTAAACGCTGGGTGCGGGACATTGTCATAAAAGAATTTCACCATATTGAAAATTGCGTTAGTCGATTCCGCAAGGTGAGACAGTACAAATGCGTTAGCATTTCGATTTTGCGTCACTTTCCAGAAGTTGCGTCCTTGTACGTAGGTAGAAATACCTGTTTGTCGCGCTTTAAGTACCAAAGCTCGGACATTACCCTGCTCTTTTAGCTGTTTTTCTAGCTGATTATGGACGTACAACTGTGCCGCATTCAGGGCAAAAGGGACGGATTCACCCTCTTTTGTTACGATTTTCAGGACATTCTTGGCATATAAAGGGAAATTACCTTTAAATTTTGCCGCGACCTTCTCAATTTCCATTGCTATTCACCACAGCCCTACACCACCAAACAAAATCATGGTCGTGCAAACTGTTTCTCATTAGATTAATTCGCGCACAAACAAGGCGGATATTGCCTTCGACGTACCCTTTTTCTGTATCAATTCGGTCTGGACTGGCAGATAATTCAGATTGCTTAGTAGTCACATGCATTGGTATCCCAGATAGGGCGCAAATGCCGTTCTGAGCGTCATACAATCCCTTTAAATACTCAACAGTTACAATCGTACCGTCGTATTGCTTTTGCTTGTGACGCTGTTTCATGGATATTAATCGACGCTGTAGAAAACCTTCGACGCTTGAGTTCGCAAGGTCTAGCATTGAGTCGTGCCTACAGTCATTACACTTTCTGTTGGTTTTACTAAAGCAAGCTACTGGCTTTGTAATCCCGCAAGAGTTGCATGTGTGACTATCAGTTCCCATTCGGTTCCCTTTGTCAGCTCCTCAAATCTATCAACAGCTACTCTAGAGTTTGATACCGCAATCCTGTTTGCCATTAAGTGTGTTCCCAGAGCAATACAGCCCTGCACTTCATCCGGATAATTTGCCGCATGAATCAAGATATAAGTCCTATCTGGGACATCTTTGACATGCCAAGTCTCACCAAACCGAGGGGATTCTCGCCACCCTGTCTGATACGTCCCCTCAGGCACACAGGAGACGTTTGGCGCGTTATCTAACCAAGGTCTCTCTACAGAATAAAACATCTCAGAATCAACTTTAATGACGCCTAAAGTGCCTTTTGGGTGGTAGCAGAAACGCTCAAGATAAATCGTTTTCACGCAGGGCCTCCTCATACTCAGCAAGCCATTCCGCGTTGCTTTGGTTTTGTACTCTAGCGGTCTCGTCTTGCTTGCCAAAAATTGCATCAAAGTTCTTGGAAAATTTATCGCCATTTTCAGGACGGCGGAAATCCCCCTTTCCATATCTGGTTTCCCTATGATTTGTCATTTCTTTTTGGCCGTCTTCTTTGCGTTCTTAAAGTTCTGAGCAGTAGGTCTACCCTTCTGCCCCGCCTTCTTCATCGTCTCGCCAGAGCCAGCTTTAATTCTGGCTTTCTTTTTTGCGATGTTTTCGTAGAGTGACATCTGTATCTCCTACTTATTTTTCTTCTGAAGCTTAAGAGCCGCAATTGCTTCCTTAGCCCTTTTGTCACTCATAGGGGCGCTGATAGCAGGACGAGGCTTCTTCTTAGGTGCCGCCTTCTTCTTAACTACCGGCTTCTTCTTTGCTGGGGGTCTTCCTACTGTCTTACCGTATGTACCTTTACCGTCTGGCATAACTATCTCCTAGATTTTGCGCCAGAACATTTCCAGCGCTTTCGTGATA